TTTTGTTTTAATACCAAACATTATTAACCTCTAGCTTAGATTTCTGTTTTGTAAATATAATACAGTAGCAGTAGCTGCACCTGCAGATGCTGCAGAACCTGATTGGTTATAAGTAGCAACGACCTGAATGTCTGAAGTTCCTATATCAATTAAGTTTCCGATTTGTGATACATCTGAAGTAGCAAGAACTCTTGCTTGAGAACCAGCGGCTAATGCATCTGCATATTTATCAGCAGTTGTTCCATCTCCAAAATCAATTGTATTAGTTGTTCCTGCATCAAAAGCAGTTGTTACATCCAAAGTAATTTGAAAGATTTGACTGTTTGCTGGTAAAGTTGCAATAGTAGTTGTGGTACCATCTGCAGCATAAACAATATTTGCAGATTGTGCCATTAATACAAATCCAGTATTAGCAACATCAGTACCTACTGTACTTCCTGTTGTGTCTTTTAGTGTTCCGGCTTTAATTGGACCGGAAAAAGTAGTTGTGCCCATGTCAACCTCCTTTTAGTTGTCTTGTTAAGTCTTGGGTAAATTCTATTGTAAAACAAAAAAGGCGGTCTTGCAACCGCCTTCTTCGTATCTGGGAGGATCCAGTATAAATTTAATTAACTACCTTGTGATGCATAAACACAACGAGGATCAGAGTAACCAAAGCTGTATCTCTCTCTAGCTTTGTATCTCATATTTCCTGTGTCAAAGTCACCTTCCATGCCTGTAGCAAGGGCAGCTCTAACAAAGTGTTTAAATCCATTAGGACAATCTGTTTTTACGAACCATGCATCAGTATCTGTTAGATAATGGTTAACTGTGTAACCACCTGGTAGCATGCCCATATTTTTCAGAGCGTTAATGTCGTTGTCAGCAGTACCAACTCTAAGAGTAGATTCTAAAATCCTATCAGCTACAAATTGTGAATTAACAGGAATTATTAATTTCTGTCCTTTCATTGCAATTTTAAGCCCTCTTTCGTCGATAAAACCAGCAATATCAATCATCGCTTGTTCTAATGAGGTTTCGTTAATGTCGGCGTCAGTTGCTGATCTGTTAGTGAAAGTTCCACCAAGAGCAGTTGGGTGAGCTGTGTTAGCTAAAGTAACACCATCTCCACCAGTCACTGAAAACGCATTATTTAATACGTTAGCGCCTCTAACTTGTTTAGTATAAGCCATAGATCTTGCTAGGGCTTTTGTGTAACGAGCTGATAAACTGTCATATAAGTTGTCTTCGACAGCTTCCTCAGTTAACGCAAATGCAAGTGCAATTGTGTCATGAGTGTATCTAGCAGTGAAAGATTCAGAAGCGGTATCAAAACCAACTGCTGCTCCCTCTGCTTTTACATTAGCTTGTCCAAAACCAACCAACATAACTTCTTCTTCAAAAGCTCTATCACTTGATTCTTGCTCAAAAATTTGAGCAGCTTCGTTTTCGTAGCGTGCGTACTCCAAACCGAACAGGGCATTTAAACCAGGTTCAAGTTCTTTGGCAAGCTGTGCTCTATTAATAGCCATATCCTATCTCCTATATCCCTGAGGTTGAGTCCATATAATGAACGTTAAGTTTTACGATCGCTAATCGACCTGCTGCAGTTTTATCAACTGTGCCTTCTGCTACTGAAGCTTCATCATCGAACCCTACAATTTTTAAATTAAGAGTTGCAGAACCTGTTGCAATAGTAGCTGTTGCTAATTCACCTTTTGAATAACCACTTGAATCAGTCCCTGTAATTGCTGTTGCAAAGTTAGCATTAGCAAAAAGAGCGTTATCAGGTAGTGCTCCATCCGCATTAATAACAAATAATGCGTTAGGATCATCGGCAACATAAGCAGTAGCTTCAGTTGAAGCTTTAACCGCTGCGTAACCAGGCCAGTATGGTGCCCACGTTGGAGTTCCATCAGTTGCAATATACTTACAACCCATGAAAACGCCTAACAAGGGGACTGTACCGCCATTAGCATTTCCTGGTAAATCTATTAATCCGCCAGCTAGAGGTATTACTGGTGTTCCAGTATAAATTTTACTTGTTGAACCAGTAGTCAAGCCATCGAAGTTAAGAGGATACGCATTAATGCCTTGGTTATTATAGTTTGATCCGGTTTTTTCGTAAGGACGAAGACCGAATGCTGCATCTATATTAGCCATAATATGTCTCCTTTAGACAAAATAGTAGTAATATAGATCTTGCTCATCAAGATTTTTTATTACCACCAAATGTTACCCGAGACTGTCTCTCTTGAGAAATTGGCATGGAGGGGTGTTCCTCTTTCATCAAGTCATTATCGACTGATTTTTGTTGATCGTTTGTTAAATCAGCAAAGTATTTATCTCTATCTTCTTTAACTTCAATCGGACACCTCATTAACATTAATCCACCAACTGCGATAACACCCTTAAATTTACCTTCTGTTAAATGTGGTAAATCTAATCTGTCGGGATACTCACTTGCTTTCACAGGTTCATATCCTGATCTAAGTCTAGCTGTTACATTCTTATCGTCTGCATTACCTCTAAACTCAAATCTTACCCACCGATGGTGAAAACCTTCTGGTGGTTCTGGTGCATCTAAATTAGACGGTGGAACCCAACCTCTTTTACGAGCTTTTAACTCACGGGTCTCTTGTTTGCGTGAGGTTTTTTGTTTATCAATTTTATTCATAACTACGCCTCCTTCACGTGTTTTGCGTACTCTTCGAGTGGCACACCCAGTTTTTTTGCAATAGCTACCTGTGAAGGTGTGAGTCTCACAGTGCGGCGTCCTGAGGACGATTTTCTGACAACCGAAGCAACTTTTTGCTTAGGCTTGTTTACATCCCCGCCATCTGAAAATTTATGGGGAAACTGTTCACGGATCCTCGAATCAATTTTATTATAATACTCATCCGAGCGAGGGTCAACCCCTTCATCCATTAAATCTTTATGTATATCATAAGCTGTGTAAGTCATAGCATTATCATTACCAAACCAAGTATTTTTTTGAGCCCATTCTTCTGCTCGAGGATCTTTAACCCTTGTAGTTTGTGGTTCAACCTGATTTATTTGGTCTTCCACATTTTCTTTTGGTTGATTTTCTAATTCTGTTTTTCTTTGAACAGCTTTAGCTTTTGATACTTTTAATCTTTCATCTTCAATTGTAAGACGAGCAATTTCTTGTTGAGCAGCTACTTGTTTCTCTACATCTTGAGCATTAACAGCAGCTTCATATGCCCGTTTGGCAAATTCTTTTTGATTAACTAAAGCTTTTTCTCTATCTACCAACATTGTATCATTTTGTATTATGTTAGAAGATTTTAATTTATCTGACTCTTCTTTTATTTTTTTTGCATAAGCAATAGCGGCTTCTTCACGTCTTTCTGCTTCACGCATTTTTTTAGTAAGTTTATCAATACGTTTTTTTACACCCGCACTATATTCTTCAAGTTCGTCTTCTTTAGTTTCTTGTTTAGTTTCTTGTTTAACTTCTTCCTTAACTTCTTCAACTTCCACCACAGGAGTATCAGTAGATACTTCTTCTTTGACAGGAGTTGTTTTTGTATCTTCCTTTAACTCGACATCAACAGCTTCACCTGAGGTATCAATAGGAACACTTTTATCTTGTTCACTTAATGCTTGTGGTTGCATAGACTTCTCCATGTTAAATTAAATTAGCTGGCAAAATATCACGAGGATCATCAACAACTGCCAGTACTTCATCGTCGTTAATTATCCTTAACTCACCACCATCAATGCTTACTCTAGAGCCTGCATATCGAGTAATGATAATCCAATCATCTTTTTTACACCAAGGACCATGAGGAAATTTTTCTTTATCGGTATAAGCATCAGGTCCTACTTTCATTACTTTACAAATATTAGTTGCAACTGAAGCTTGTTCTATAGCTTGATCTGTTAAATGAATTCCTCCTGCTGTTTTCCCTTCTAATTTTAAAGGAAATAACACAAGATGATAGCCTGTAGGTTCTGGTACTTTTTCTAATTCTTTTTTCTGAGTTTCTTTTTTCTTACCATCCCAAATATGTTTGGGCATAATTAGTTTAGCTTCTTTAGTCATCGTCTAGCTCCGTTTTCTTTAGCAGGTCCGTGAGTTCCTGTTCTTCTTGTTGTAAGGCATGTAACTTACCCGTCAAATACCTATATTCATCCCAGTCTTTTACACCTAGTAATATAGCTTCTTTTACTTGGTCTTGTCTAGCTTTTAATTCTTTTTTATAATATGTAAATAAATTTTCTAACTGCATGCTTTCATCTGATCAGCCATATCTTGAGCTCGATTAGGGGTTTGTTTTGCCCACCGTGAGTCAAGCATCTGGACTGCTGCTTCTTCATAATTAGGTGGATCTTGCTGAAGGGCTTTCCACATATTACGAAACTTTGAAACTCCAGATTTTCCCAGCTGAAATACCATTTCTATAATTATTATTTCTGCATCACTACTGATGTTTGCTTTTCCTCCTGAAGGACAATTATTAATAAGATCATCAGCACTTTTTATAGCTGATTCTAGATCATGCTCTAGTATGGTCATTAAAAATTTTTCTTCGTACTCTTTGTCATCTTCCCAAAAGTCTTCTACGCACAAATGCCCAACGCCCACGGTCCTCTTGCCTAGGGTATCAAGGTATACCTTGTTTCTATAACCTTCATGCTTCTTTACTGAAGCTAAAAGTTTTTCCATATCTATCATGTGTAAATTTTTGTTGTAGGTCTTTTGTTAGGTAACATTCTTCCAAATCCTTTTGGTTGAATTTCTATATACCCTCCCGTGTTCTTTTTTACAATCTTATTTCCGTGTTCTGAAGCCCATTTTTTTGCCATTTCTGGTTTATTAGCATAAAGATATGCTCTTTGTTTTTTAGATCTAAATGGCATTATGATTTCCTACTGAAAGTTTTTCTTTTATTTTTTAACAAGTCCGCCAGATTTTTTACCAACAATTTTTTTACCCATAGCGAGCAGTTTATGAGGCTTAATAAAAAGATCAATAGTTTTAACCAAAGGGTTACTTGTAAAACCTCTTCTTTTTAAAAATTCACTTTCGCCTCCTAATATTTTTGAAACTGTCTTTTTCGTTTTATCATTCATTTTCTTATCCTTTTATTTAAAACCTTTAAGAGTTTTCGCTAATCGAGCCCTCTGACCAAGTTTCCCTTTTTTCTTCATTGCAGCATCAAGTTTTTTTGCAGGAATATCTTTTCCTTTTTTGACACCTAAAGAAGCACGAAGAGCTCCTGGTTTCTTAATTGCTTTTTGAATCCATTTACCATCTTTCGCTTTAATAACAGATCCTTCTCTAGAACCTTTTGCTCGAGGTCCTGGAATAGTTGATCCTTCTCTAGAACCTCCAACACTGGCTCCTTTAATAACAGAAGTTTGTGCTGAACTTTTAGCCATTCCACCATTTTTTCTATTTATTGTAGCTCCTCTCAAAGCTTGTCCTCTTAAACCCATTCCTGTTGGATCTCCTTTAGGCTTAGTTGCAATCTGTGCTCTCATTCCAGCGGCATTAGCAGTTCTTAAAGGGACGGTTAAATTCTTTGCTGAATTCTTTGCCATTCCGCCACTAGCTTTTTTTTGCCATCCTTGTTGCATATCTTTATAAGCTTTAGAAGAAATAGTAGAATCTTTTTTAGATCTACTTTTTCCTGCTTTACGTCTTTTATTGATATTTTCTACTAAACTCATTTTTTCTTAATTAAACCCATTGCACCTTTTCCAGCCTTGATGCCGAAGCTGGCTGAGCAGGCGATGTATAATAGGTGTTTATAATAATCCGGAAGTTGTTGCAAGGCAATAAACCCAGCTTCTATATGTACAGTCATTCCTGGAAAAAATACGAGCGTCGCCGGAGCCAACAGACAAATTAAAATTAGTTCGTCTTTCCACGAGCCTTTCATTTGATCTACGGCTGATGCTTCCCACTTCACTTTCCCAGAGATCTGGTCTTGTTTTAATTTAGTAGCGGCTTTAATTTCTTGAACTTTTAATTCTGCTTTTGCTTTTTTGGTCTCGACGAAGCCACGGACAGTGTCTGCGGCAACGCCGAGTAAGGGTTTTGCTAAAAGTTGCCAGACCATAGTCTAGGCAGCTCCGCCTGTCATCCAGCTAATAACCCAAAGAACTACAATAGCCACAATAGCGGCTTTTATCCAGTCCTTCATCTTCCATTGAGACCACTCTTTAACGTGTTCCCATAAATCTTTTAATAGATTCATATAACCTCCTTGGTTTAGAGAATAGTATTATATCAGTATAAACCTTTAAAAGGAACTTTTTTAATTTGAACTTTACTTCTTTGTCCTTTAGGACCAGATCCTAAATTTTCTTTTACTTTAGGTCCATCCATAGAAGCAGTATAAACATCAGCTAAAGCTTCTTTATTTTTAAATTTTCCTGCATAAGGATTCATGTCTGTTGAAACAGTCATCTTTGCGTTTGGATATTTTGAACCGTTAATATATTTTGGTTTTGGATTGTTAAGTGCCATGAGTTCTCCTTATATGTATAATTTAGTTGGTTTTCTTTTTGATTTTAAATCAACACCATAGCCTCGAGAATACATTTCAGTTGTAGCTCCCGCTAAACCTCCAGTATTAAAACCTCTTTTAAGTTCTCCAATAACTCTTTTTTTCTCAGCTCTTCTGTTTTTGTTGGGTTTTTCCGCATCAATACGCCCAACTTCTTCTAATAAATTCATTCTTCCAGTATTAGCCATTTTAATCTCCTAATGTATAGTTGGTTTAATTAACGCAACCAAATCATGAGCGTGATGACGAAGTACATTATCTGCTTCCACAGGTGCTAACTTGTCATACAACACCATTTGTGCTACACCCATCATAGCACCAGCTAAGAGTATACTATCTTCTTCACTTTTGGAAGTTTTTTCTACAAATTCTAATAAAGTAGTAAAAAGATCTTGAAGTCTTGCTTCAGTCTTTGTTAATTTTTCTAAATTAATTGTCAAATCTAATATCCTTCTTAACATCCACCTTTCTTGGATCTTTTTTACTTTTTTCAATCTCTTTTTGTTTAATTAAATTAACATTTGCTCTTAATTGAGCAATATCTTCTTGAGAATCAATTTTATCTTGGGTTAATTCTGCTGTTTGATCTAATTTTGCTTTATCTAACCCTAATTTAGCTTGATCAGCTACTGTTTTACGCTCCAAATCACCTGCTTTAAGGTTAATTTCTTGTTGTTTTAATGCAATAAGAGGGTCTTGACCTTCAGCAGCTAATATTTCTTGTTCTTCTGCTACCATTTCTTCAGTCATTAAAGCTATTTTTTCAGCTATTTGTTCTTCGATTTGTTCTTGAAGTTGAGCTTGTAAGTCTGGTGGAATTTGACCACCATAATTTGCTATTTGTTCTTCTAATGCTGGTTTCATTTCCTCTTCTACCTCTTCTCTAGCCTGTAATCCTATATGTTCAACTATATGCCCTTGTAAAATTGCCATTGTAGGGGGATTATTTTTAACTAAATAGGAAGACATAAAAGCTCTATGAGCATCTATGTGTGCCATTTGATTTTGATTTCTAAATGCAATTAACGGAACTCCTTTTAAAGAGTTAGCATTTTCCACAGAAGGATCTAAAGGTTGTGGTTGTTCAGGCGCAGGTAAAATAACATCAATATCTTTTACTCCCAGTGCTTGATACATTCTTCTGTAAGCTTCATACATATTATGAGATTGAGGATCAGCTTGTGCTAATTGTAATTGAGTTTGTGCTAGAGTCACACGTTGTGACATAGAGAATATATTTGGATCAGATACAGGAATAATATCTATATCATCACTAAAATCTTCTGCTTTTAAACTTGGTACCGCATTATTTCCAACTTCATAAGGATAAAAAGGTGGAAGAGACTCGGCAAATATTTTAGCTAAAAGTTTAAATTCTATTTTTTGTGCATAATGTAATCTTTTATGAATAGCGGACATGACTCTTGCGCCACGTTCCATTAGTGCCATCGTTGTTCCAACAGGTGCATTAGCCGCAACACTATCACCAATTTTTTGATCAGCTATTGCCGCAAAACGAGTACCCGCTTCAACACAAAAACCTAATAATTGAAATAAAGTAGCACTTGGTTCTTTGTAAGGTAAAGGTAATAATCCTTCACGTAAACTTCCTCCAGGTGCATCTACATCCCTGAATTCTCCCGGTTGGAGTGGGTTGTCATCGTCTTTAACTCGCAACCCTCTAGCTTTAAAACCTGCAGGGAGATTGGACAGTGTACCTGCATCGAGAAGTTGTCTAAGTGCTGCAGTGGCTGTTCTTGATAATCCCCCGAGCATGTGGATAAGACCAAAGCCATAAAAACTAAACCCAGGTAAAAACTTATAGTGTACAAAATACTGTGTTTTTTTCTTTTTAGGATCATCTTCTTTATAATTACGATAAATAGATAAAATTTGTCCTGAACCTTCATCAATGGTAACAATATAAGGAACTTTAATTCCATCTTCACTATCTATTCCTTCTATATTCAAATCTACATGCATTTCCAACAATGAATAATTATCTTGTTGGTAGGATTTTTTTATACCCGCAATTCTATCTTCTTTTTCTTGTAATCCTGTTTCAGTCGTAGAAGCTTGTAAATCTACATCTCGATATAAACCCGCTACCTGTAATTTGCGTATTTCATTTTCTGTACGTTTAATAACATGTGTAACTCTTTCACATGATGGAAAGTCTGTTGTTTGATAAGGAACGTATAAATCATCACTAGGAATAAATTTAGAAACCGCTCTTTCTAAAGCTTCATCATAATAAACTTTTTTAAAAGCTGAACCTGATAAAGGTAAATAAAATAATAAAGAATCTAAATCAGGATCGTACTCTTCCATGTTGTACGTAATCTGATAATTCATAAAGTCTTTGACACGCTGTGCTTGTTCTTCTTTTTGAGTGGTAATTTGTCCTAAAATTTGTGTATTAACCGGTCCACCTGCTGGTAATAATTCTTTATATGCTTGCGCTTGAAATTGTGTAATAGCTTCGGATAACATTGGATGGGTCACGGAACTCGCACCAGCAAACGGCATCGTTCTTTCTTGGTATCTGAATCCTAAAAGATCTAATCCTTTTTTATAAGTATCTTCCCATTCTTTTCTTGAAGCTTTATCTTCTTCAAAAGATTCTTTTAAATCATTAGCAATAATACCAAGTTCAGAGTCTTTTAAGACTTCTGCTAAGTTCATATCAAAAGTTGTAGGAATTTCTTCCGTTTGATCTCCAATAATAGCAGAACCATCTTCCATTAATTCTACATTAGGATCTAATCCTTCTTGAACTTGAATGTCCAAGACATTTTGTGCCATCTCTTCTTGAGTGTCTGCAAATCCTGGTGGTGGATTTGGTGTTACACCTAATATTCTTTTATCTACTGCCATTATGCTGCCTCAAATATATCAATTATTTCTGGAGTATACACCATCCCTCCTTTTTTTCTATGAGTTTTATGTGGTAATAGCATTTCTGGTGTAATCTTAATAGCATAAACATCTCCCACACCCTCTACTTTAATAGTTTTAAATTCAGAATTATTTTCTTTAGCTGCTCTTCTTAATGCTTTTTCTATAACAGATGTATAATGTTTTGGCTTGTTAAAATTAGGATTTGTAGCTGCTGTTCCTGATTTGTCTATTGTACTAGAAACAGAATCTGGTCCTCCATAAAACTCTTCGGTACCAATTCCTTTCATATCTGTTGTACGTTCTTCAAAAGGAATATGAGTACCTCCTTTTTGATTGTATCTTTTTATAACCTTGTTGGCAGGAGTTACCGCATACCATGTAGCAGCATCAGGAATTTTATCTTGATATAATAGTTTTGCCGCTTTTGCTAAATCTCTTTTAATTAAGGCTTCTCCCCATTCACTTCTATTTTTAAATGGCACATTGGGATATAATTTTTTCATTGCCCCTTCACTAATTGCTGTTTGTAATTCCATTAACATTTGTTTTTCTTTTGCTGCCGCTTCGTTAGCTTTTATCATTAATTGTTTATTAGGTCTCGTTCCCGCCGCCGCCAATTCTTCAAATACTAGTTTATTTTTAACAAACTCATCCATAAATTGTTGCATCTCTGCTGCTGATTGAAATAAAGGTCTAAACACAGTTTCATTTTCTATATAATATTTTGCTACTTCAGGATTAACATCTCTTAAATTACTATCATATCCAGCTCGAGAGATAGCTGCACGGCGTTCGGCTTCACTTAAATCCATTATCTCACTCAAATTTGTTCTTAATTTTTCTTCAAAACGTTTTGCTTGTTGTAAAATATCCGATTGTATTTCATCCGCAAAAGTTACTATTACTTCTTGACCTTTAGTTGTTGCTTCTATGTTCTGTAGTTTTAATGCATCTTCATCAAGCTTCATTCTAAATTGTAAGATTTGTTGTTCTAAAGCTGGATCAATACTATTAAGTCTTGCCATATTATCATCTTGATTCAACACGTTTCTAACTTCTGCCATTGTTAACTCATCTATGTTATCAATATCTACCAGCCCTTCTCGCTCTAATTTTCTAAGAGCCGATGTTTCTAACCCTTTTAACTGGTTATTTAATTTTGTTTGATTACGTTTTAATGTTCTTATCATGGCAGGATCTACTGCTTTTTCAATCCCCTCTGCTGTCTTCTCAACAGGTAAGGTTGCTTTACGGTCCGTGAGCCGCGACCACCCGATCACGTATTTTTCAACAAAGTCATGAGTTGATCCTGGCAATTCATCTGGGTCTAGTGGAATATCTTTTGGAGAAACATACATTACTTCTTCTCGGTATGTTCCTGGAATATGTCCACTTTCCATATGTGCATTACCATAAAGAGCGTTTTTCTCTCCTCCGTATCGTGCCTCGCCGTAAGTAACATTGTCTATTTTACGAAGAGGAGCTGCTCGAATAATCTCTAGCATATCTTCTTTAACCAACGGTGTTTTATTTTTCTTTGCGGTCTCAATATAATTTAATAATGCATTATCTTCTATTTCTGCTTTAGATACACCTCTAGTATTTAAAAAATCATATAATTGTTCTGTAGTATTAAAAACTGGTGGTGTATTAGGATCCATAAGCCGTGCCTCCACGCCCGAGTAAAATACAGCTTCAGCATCTTCTGGTGAATCAATAATAGTTTTTTTATTTTTAACTGTTGCAACTTCTGTTCCCCCCGCAGGAGTATCAATAATATCAATATCTTCTATTTCTGCTTTAACCTCATCTTTCGTTCCAAGTTTCTTTTTAATATTATCCATGTTCTTTTTTTCGTTTTTGGTAAATATCTGCAAAAGCATTTTAGCTTTATCAACATTCGCCGCAGCCCACATAGGAACTTTACCAAATAAACCAGCCACTTGTACTTCTTCTAATCCTTGTTTTTTTGCTTCTTCAAAAATATCTAATTCATCCATGCCCATGAATCCTGGTTGATTAATTATTTCTTTTATATCTACATCATCACCTTTCATTCCCGTCATATCAATGGAATCACTAAACTGTCCTTCCTCTCCTGGACTACCTCCAAAAGCTAGAGGCATAGCGTTTCTATCCGAAAATAATTCTAGATCTTCCATTGTTATTTTTTCTCTTTTAGGTTTCTCTATTTCTTTTCCTGTTATTTTTAAATAAATGTTTTGAAGAACAGGAAGAGCGCCAGGACCAAACTTTTCAAAAACTTTTTTAGGTACACCTACACCGCCTATTTCTGCGGGACCTATTAAAGCATAAAAAGTATCTTCTAAACTTTCTTCAGCAATAATATCTTTCATATCCATTCCCGCCTCTAGTTTATCCTGTCTATTTTTGTAAACTCTAGCAGCATCTTTAAATAACCAATTCATTGCTTCAATTCCAGCTCTAGGGATAGACTGAGCTTGAGCTTCAAGTTGTTCTAAAACAGTGCCATCTTTAAATTTTTCATCCAGTTCATCTATTGTTGGAAGGCTATCTTTAAATTTTTCCATAGATAAAAAATCAAATGTTTTAGCCAATGCTGGATTCATAAAAGCTGCAGCTTTATCAGCAGCGGAACCAATAGTTGAATCAGAGTCAAGATAAGGAACCATTTTTTCCTTATACACATTTTGTAGATCTTCTAATTCTACACCAAATATATCCATAGGTCCTGCCATATTAGTATTCTAACACTTCTTCGAGAGAAGCGAAACCCCCATCTTTATATCCAGTATCTAAAAATACTTCACCTTTCTTTTCAAAAGTTCCTTCTCCAGAATAATTAAAAGGATCTTTATCTATTTCTGTATTTATATAATGTAATTTTTTATTCTTTTTTCTAATAGATTTATACAATTGCAAAGGATTTTCAAAAGCCTTACCATATAATCTAAACTTACCTGTTGCCTCATCAAATATTTTACTAGGTGTTCCTAATGTTGTCATATCTAATTTTATAGCATTAATTCTTTTTTCAAGGTTCTTGACTGTAAGTCCATCAATGGTTTTGTAAGTTTTGGAACCTCTTATCATCGGGTTTTGTTTTATCTCTTTGTACTGTTTTAAATAATCTATAAGATGCTCCTCTAATTTTATATGCATTCTATTTCTTACAAAATTAGTAAAAAACGTCGGATAAGCTACTTGATCTACATTTGCTCGATCACCAGATCTAAACAGCTCTTCTCTTCTTATCCTCATGAGCTCATGTCCTTTTTCTAAGGTGGGTATTATTGGCTTATATTTATCATATAAAGCATTGTTATAATTTTTTATAGCTTGACCGTATTCATTTTTCCAAGCTGCAAAATAATCTTTACTAGCAGCTTCGATTCCTTCTTCTTGCATCATTCTATATTTTTCTTTTAAATCTCTTATGTTTTGTTCCAATGATTTTATCATTTTATCTTTTTCAACTAACTTATTTAACTTATCTACTTCGTAAGCATAAGCTCCTTCACCTTGACGGTAAAAATATTCATAAGGCGCAGTAACTTTTTGTTCTAACATGTTTGTTAGATATTCTCTTTCTCGATTCATATTTGAAATTATGCTGCTTTCGTACTGTCGTTGAAAAAAATCATTACCTGGATGCCTTATTGGAATATTCATGTCTCCCGCAAATATAGCTAATTTTTGTGATATAGGCATCGTACTGTAATTTTGCGCCATATCATCATAACTAAAAGGATTTTTTCCTGTCACAAGAAGTTCTTTTTGAACAGCTTTAGGTAAAGATTTAAACTGTTCAAAAGCGGTTTGATAATTTTCTTCAACCAAATCTATATATCTGTCAAATTGTTTTTGATTAAATTTTAAACTAGATTTTTTAGCTTTTTCTAATTTTTCTTGATATGAATCTGCAAAATTTTCTCTAAAAAATTTATAATCTAGTGGCTTACCGTTATCAATATCGTTAAATAATTCTCCAAAAGCATCTTGTAGATTCTTGGTATTTTTGTCTAATACTTTGCTAAAACCTTCGTTTCCAGAATCATACTTAACTCTATTTATTGTAGCTAAAACACTGTCTTTTCCTTTTTCAAAATCAAGAGACACTTGAACTGTGGGAGAGGTTGCATCAACTTGTGAGATGTCATCTGCAAAAATATCTACATCTTCTACCTCTGGTTGTTTTTTAGTTAATTGTATATTTAATGGTTTGTTTGTTTGTGTCTCCAACAGTATTCTATCTCGTTGAGCTTTAGCCGCCATCAGATCTTCTGGTGACATTTTTTCTAAGTCACTACCTTTAAAAATAATACCTTTGGATATTAAATCCTCTACGTAATCCTTTACATCACCAAGAGTTTTTACACCTTCGTCAAAATATTTATTAATTATTTTTCCTGTTTCGACCGCTCCTGTAATTCCTTTTCCTATAAAACCCATTAGTAATATTCCCTTGGTTCAATAAACTTAGGCTCATCCTTATAGTCCGATTCTAATTGGATGAAGTTTCCTTGTCTAAAACGCAACAACGCCTGTGTTGTTGAATCCACTAAATCGTCATGTTCACCATAAGGGAAAGCCGCACATTCTTCAATAACTTCTTCAGCCCACCTATCTTCTGTACACCACACTTGTCCTGCTTCAAATAAAGGAGCTACCGAGTTAACACGAACGTGCTTATCATTGCCCTTACTAGGCGTATAAGTAACTACAGGAATCCCGAGTTGTCGTAGCTCCTGCGTTAAAGGCATACCAGAAGCTTTGGCCTCAATCAAGATTGTTTCGGGTTCCCAGTATTTATATTCATCAAGAGCTATCTCCTTTAATTCAGGAAAATCCCACCTTCCCTTTCTCATCGCTAAAAGTATAAGGTTTGGTGGTTCGTGTTCCACGGGCTTAAAAACACCCCACGTTGTTATGGCACTAAAATCCGCTGTTTCTTTTTTACTAAACGCTGTGTCATAACTTTGAATAACATGTACTAAATCAGGTATATCGACCTTCGGCCATACTTTCCACCATTCTCTTTTAATAATAGAGCCCTCTTCTGACGTTGGTGCTTGTTGCCACTGCGCTTGCCATTTTTGTTCAGATAATGAGGCTTTTACTCCTTCTAGTTCTCTTAGATTCCAGAACTCAGGCCACATTGGTTTATCATTCAAGACGGCTGGAAACTCAACCACGTCCCACTGATCAGCTTTAGACTCACTTTGAGCAGCTAATAATTTACCTGTAAGATCTTTCGTACTCCATCTTGTCATGACAATAACTATGGAACCACCTGGTTGAAGTCTTTGTCGAGGACCAGAAGTATACCACTCATAGGCATTATCCATAGCCGTCTGACTTAAAGCATCTTGCTCTGAATGAGGATCATCAATAATGAGAAGATCGGCACCACGACCAGTAATAGCACCACCCACACCCGCAGCAAAATACTCTCCACCCTTGTTAGTTGTGAAACGCCCTGCTGCTTTGGAATCTTGAGAAAGATTAACGTTAGGAAAAACATCTTTAAACTCCTGTTGATCAAATAAGTTACGAACTTTTCTACCAAAGTTATAAGATAGTTCTGCTGTGTGTGTAGTTTGAATTATTTTTAATTTAGGATTCTTACCCATCATCCAAGAAGGAAATAAATTAGATGCAAACTCAGACTTTGTATGTCTTGGTGGCATATTAACAATTAATCGTTTTGTCTTTCCACGTGAAACTTCTTCTAATTTTTTTGCAAAAATTTTATGGTGATTCCCAGCAATAAAGTCAGGCCATACTTTTTTTACAAAAGTTAAGAAGGAGGAACGGGACTCCTCTGCCACTTTTATTTGCATTTTCCTTAATTGATATTTTAGTAAATCCGTTGGAATTTCAGTTTTATTCATAAAAAAGTTATATCATAGTCTGTGTTTGTGTAAAACTCAACACTTCAGACGAGCCGGAGACGAGCCACCTAATTGGTGGTGGTGGGTGTGTAAAATACTACATATGGTGGTTAGGACTTGGACCAAGTACCTAGATGTTGATTGGGTATATCTTCCTACCATCTCAGAATCTACCAACAGCTGTGCGGAAGCGTTAGGAGCTGCGTTCTGTTGGGCATAAAAAAAGGGCGGATTAACCGCCCTTTCTACCAGCCCTCGAGGGTAATCTACCTGCGGGGTAGATGTTCAGCTAGTCGTTGCATAACTTTTCTTCCCCATTCACTCACATATCGTGGTGCGTTAGGATCAAGAACAACACTTTCTACTTCACTTTCTAAAACTTTGTACAAAGCTTTCCAATTAATATTATCAGTATGTTGAGCTTGTATTGGTTGTTCATTAGGAACAGCAACATTCGTATTGTTGGCAGTTCTTAAACCAAAAGTTTGTTCAACTACTGCTAATCTATTTTCTATTGAATTAGAGTTAGAGTTAGAGTTAGAGTTATTATTATCTGGCATTTTAATTTCTCCTTTCTAATTAACTTCTTACTCCCATTTCTTTTTATAGTCAAATTCTTTTTTAGTTTTTTTCTTTTTATTTTTACACTTGACAACCCAACTTCCCCCCCTGTGTCCATTCCCTATCATACAGGTAGGCAAGAACTTTCTTGATGTAATGGAAATGGAACGATCACTCTGGTCCTGGTTACCTGGTCCATCCTGGATTACACTATACTAGGCAAGGCGATTCTTTTTCAATGGAATGAAAATGCAGCTGAGGGACACTGTGGGTGTAGAACATAATAACTATACTAGGCAAGGCGATTTTCCTGCAATGCAATGCAATGCAAAAAAAAAGGCGACCGAAGTCGCCTTTTAGTATTGATGTTTAATTAATTAAGCAGTTAATCGGAAGTCGCTGACTTCTTCAACTGTGTGCTTTTTATCTTTGTTGACTTGTCCCTCATTGATCGCCATTGCTTGTATTTGTTTATATTGCGTTGGGACTTTGCATTGATGATACGCAAGTTCGCCAAGTTTTTCTTTAACGAGTTTCGTATCAATCTTTGCAGATAGTTTTTGGGATACATGAAGTGAGTAATCCTTTCCATGTAATAGGTTTGCATTTTCGCTAACACCCATATCTAATACGAGTTCACGATTCACTTTAATAAAGTCATCTATGACTTTCTTTAAAGTTAAGGCTCGACCATAACTATCTATGATTTGTTGCTTTGCCCTTTTACTCATTTGAGCTTTACTCTGATGAGCTTTTTCAAGGACTTGTAATATATTAACAGTTTTTGACATTTTAGTTCTCCTTTCGTCTTTCTAGTTAATACTTCTTATATAGTCCCATTTTATTAGAAGTCAATAATTTATTTTTATTTTTTTTCCACAACCTTCGCAGCAGTTACTGGGGGAATCTCTATTACTATTAGAGAGGCACGGGCGACCACTCGCAATGCAATGGAGATGCAGCTGAGCCCGGTCACGGCGTCCAGGGAACTGTTGTCCAGTCTAAGGCTAACCATAGCGATGCAAATGCAAGAACCGTCAACCCTATCACCTGATGCGGGAACAGAACAACCAAGACGATGTACACCAGGACCGCGATGCCTAACAAATGTAGAATCATGCGTTTGCCACCATTCCTGGCGCAGTGATCATAATCATATCCTGCATCTTCTGCCACGCAGGATCCTCTGCAGCTACGTTCACCTTCGCACCGTCAAACCAATCTAGGTACCAGTACTCGAGCCGATGGATGGAGTCATCTCGGTTAACGAATGCCCTGAGCTCATCACCAGGTCCACCCCAACTAAACTGCCAACGCCAGTAGCCTTCCTTTTGCTCCTCAAATGTGTTAGCCTCTACGTAATCAAAGCAGAGCCCGTCGAAATCTTCTTTTTGCAAATCCTTTTGCCTGTCTTTCCATTCACCTGCTACCAGGTCCTTACACTTCTTTTGTCTATCAGTCATCTCTGTTCCTTTCTATAATGGGGCATGGAAACTTCGAACGGCGCTCTGATCAACCGGCGAAGGACGAAGCTTCATTGCCAGCCCCTAAAGGGGTATAGTTGACTTTTGTGCAAGCCAACCTCAGTGCCCCTAGAGAACAAATGAATATACAAGACTAAAAAGTGCGACCCAGTATATCCACAGTCGCCAGTGTTTAGATGTTCTACCTTATATATAGTCCCATCTTATTCGATAGTCAAGAGGTAATGAAGATTCTTTTTCCAGTAGAACTTCCTGCAGCTGGCTGCGCTCAGTATCTTACTTACTATACCAGTCCCCACGGGGCTTGGGCAATGGGCAATGGAAACCAGGAACCAGGTTCCACCAGGGTCCGGATCTCCCTACTCTACTATCATACCTAGGAATCCCTGTGATTCTGCCAATGGAAATGGAGCCATCTCCCGCAGCAGGCAGCTGAGTCCGGTCAGGATCTTCTATATACTCCCAATAGTGGCGGAAATCTGCCAATGGACAATGGAGAACGGAACTTCTACCGGCGTACCAGCTGCAGGTTCCGGCGTCACAGCTCCTTATTACTACTGGTTTTCGGGGAAAACCTTTGGCAATGGGCAATGGAGACAGGGACGCAGCTCCTGGTGCGCTGAGTCCCAACTAAGATGGGACTATGCGGGGGAAGGTTTCGGCAATGGGCAATGGAGAAGAACTTCTCTGACGGCATCCCAGCCTTCCGGGGCCGGGCTCATACTTATTTGCCAATTGGGGGAAGGACAATGGGCAATGGAGCCAATGGAAAGAGCCACGATACCTGGAAAGATATACAGTAAGCTCCCTTCGAGGGTCGTGGCTATAATAAAGTTTCTTCCGCCTTTTAAACTATGAGTATAATTCCAAGATTTTTGGAACGGACTTAATTTTATTTTATTACTTGTAATTACTTTTAGTTCCACCCAAATTGATATTCCATCTTTTATTCCATAACAATCAGGAACGCCTGGACTCGCCCAATTCTCAAACCGAGTCCAAGTTATGTCAGATAAATTTTCTTTCACCTGATTCCAAAATTTACTCTCAGGTTTCACCCAAAAAACCATTTTAAAATTACAAAAATGGCTAGTGCATAAAGAACAAACTTACTACCACCAAAACACAAAGCCATAATTAAAAAATATTTTAAACTAAACTTATCTTGAGTTTCTACTTCACCTGGCAGATCATCCATAGGAATAAATTTATTTTTCATGGTACATTCCTCATCATATCTTGCAGCTTATGAAAATAAATTAACCTAAACTCAAAATCTTCTGCCATCAACATGGCTCTTTGTAACCATCCTACTCTATTCCAAAACAATACATCTGTCATAGGTAAAGATTCATATTTTCCTATTTTTACAATAACTGTGCTGGTCATTCTTCCTCCTGCAGTTTTACTTCTGTTTCAGTATCTTCATTAATAGCTTTATCAACAGGTAGCCCACCTATCTTGAGTATAGCTTCTTCTTTAGATTCAGCTTCAACATTTTTATAAATGTCTTTAGCTGTATATGTTTGTATAACTGTATATTTTTTCATGTCTTTCTCCTTTTGTTATGAGTGATTTAGGAACTCTATGGATCAAAAGATCATCGCCTTTGGTATCACTCAAACCTCAAAGACTGGCATATTTTATACCCACAATGTTAATTCATTGGGACAGGTATGTTTTTACATCTGGTAGCCTGTAGCGTTGACTAATAGCACTGAGTGCATCGCAACTTTTCATTATCAGAAACCAGTCTTATATACCCTATAATCCCATTATATTTTATAGTCAAGCCTTGTTTTCTATTTTAGGCATTTCTTTTATTTCTTCAAAATCAGTAGTAATACTGTATTGTTCTTTTAAATCCTGCAACTTTTTCTCTACTTCTTCCCTAGACATTGAATCAATAGTTCCAGTCAAGATCTCTTTCTTATCCACATACAACCCAGCAATTTGTCCTCTACGAGTCTCTGCAGCTACGGCGGCATTCCAATTACCAGATTCACTAGCCTTATCTCTAATTCTAGCTAATGTAGATAAAGACCTTTCTTGTGTACATTTATATCTTTCAACTATAGCTCTTCTCTCTGCTTCAATTGCTTTTGCAACCAAAGGATACTTCTGCGGGTTCTGCAGTTCAGACGCACGAACAACAGCAGAATCTTTTGCGTAACCTGCTTGTAATGCACAATGCGTAGCGGTATGCAAACCTTCTGAATGAACCAAAAGAAGAATAAATTTTCTTTGTTTACCTGTAATTTTTCGGTGAAATAGAGCATCTGACAATGCTTCGGGTATTATAACCTCTTGGTTTTCTTTGTTTTCTTCCATAATGCACCTGTTATATAGATGTTTCTTCCCAGAAATTATACAATATCTAATCACACAATGCAATGCGAGTTATGTTTGTAAATATAAAAAGGTAACTTCTGGTAACTTGTAAATAACTCTCTAAGTTACCTAAAAAGGTAGGAAATACAAGGGATGTAACTCGGTAACTTGGTAACTTCTATTTTCACGTATAAGAGATAAAATATTTATCTGAGTAAAAACATCTATAGAAAAGGGTGTTTATGCAAAAAACTTTGGATCTTCTCTAACTAGTTTTAATAAATCATATAAATGAGCTGCACCTTCAGTGACAATAACTTCCCACTCCGTTTTTGTATAGGAGCGGTCGTGTTTAGAATCAAAAAATTTTATAGATACGTTCCCACATTTAGGACAACTAGATATTTTTCTTACTGGGCTGTTTGGGAGGGATATGGACATGTAACCTCTTTACTTTGTGTAATGGAAATGGAATGACATTTTTAGGCAGACCTTGCTTAAAATATACATCATCCATTAATTTGAGAGTTTCTTTTCGTTCGTGTTCCGTGGTCCGAGCTGCAAGCAACTGGTCTATCATATCTCGTTGAGCGAGTAATTCTTTATTTGATCTAGCCACGTTAACCTCCTTTAGATAACCCCCGTATGAGCGTAACTCTTAACGGGGGATATCGAAGTGAACGGGCGAAATTATAGCCTATTTTTGTAAAAAATGCAATTAATCGATATATATTTTATATTTTGTCAATGAATCAGTCTCTAAATGAAGTGGTCCATAATACCAAACAGGATTTCCATGTTCATCAACCCATACTTGATTATAATGTTTATCTTCTAATTCTCCCTCACTTTTACATGTTTTACACTGAAGAATTGATTCATCAGCTTCCCAATTATGACGTGTATACCCATTGCCTTTACACATTGGACAAATAACTTTTTTAACCACCGTATCTCCTCCAAATAATTCTATTCAATCTTTCCCAATGAGTCCTATCTTCTACTTCTTTCCAGGTCCGTGGGCTACGAAGCGCAATTTTACCAACACGCTCCCTTTCTTGTCGTAATCTTTTCTCTAAAAGTGATTTCTTGCGATCCATTCTCCTCTTCCTTCACTATCAGTTGATTGTCGAATATAATAGTTACGTTGCTCTTCTAGTTCTATTTCATGGCGTCTGTTTTTTTTATAACGGCCATATACAAAACCTAAAATCAAACCAGATAAGAGTCCAATAATCATCATGCTGCTGTGTTCCATTCTTTTCTCCTTTCTTCCTCAAGATTAAAACATCGAATGCATAACCATGTAATAATGTTGCCACTATTTATTTGCATCATATTTTCTTTTAAATATTCTTTATGACAACAATGACAACTTTCTTTCTTACTCCACAACATTACGCAATTTTTCTTTTTTGTCTTCTAGTTTCTTTTTCAACTAACTCAGTAATTTGCATACCCACAGACCTATTCTGTTTATCCGCTAATGTTTTTAATTTATCATAAGTATCTTTGCGCACGGCAACAGATTTAAATTTCAAAATGTTCATCCTGTTTTCCTTTCAAAAGGTTCATTGTGTATTAATAATTCTTGATCACCAAAATCAAAAGTTGATTGTTTTGGGTCGTGAGCCACGGTCGGTGTAAATTTTCGTCCGCAATTTTTAGCCAGGTCCATCCATTGTTTCGCCGCATCTAAATAAAAAGTATACATTGTAGTATCACCTAATTGTTTAGCATCAGCAGCTCTTCTGTAACAATCCTTGGCACGTGTTAAACGCACACCAAGACGAAATCCCTCTTTGAATGTCGTCTCGTAATCTGTTTTTAAAATCATATCTTTCTCCTTCTTGTTTGTGAGTAGGGGGATTCTTTGACTACCCCCAACCTTTTCCCGACAAATCAACATTTCCTAAATGTTAACAAGTACTTCAGTACCACCCTCTGACACTTCAAGGCATTCGCCTCATATCGATCATCAAGTGTGCCTTACTACTTTGTGACAGTTGTTCAGCCATACTCGGAGAATGTTGCACCATTCTCATTTAATGGGATAATATAAGATTAGGCTTTAGTTGTCAAATGAAAAATATTGGGATATTCCTTGAGTAATCCTCCCATAGTATTAAGGATTTTATCCACATAATAAGGATCCAAAGCATAATCTTCCAACGTTTTCACAATAGCCACGGGATCTACTTCTCCACTAATCCACTGTTTAAGTAAAAGTTCTTGGTAATCTTTAAAATTAGAATGTGTATTTAACACTTTAATATAATCAGCAACCGATTCACATTTTCTTCCATATGTTCGAATCATAATGTCAGAATTACCTAATGCTTTTAAATGTGGTGAGGTCGGATCTGTTTCAATAATACCATAAAAATTATTTCCTTCTCTAGCAAAACGAGATTCACCCCAATCTGATTCTAATACAGCTTGTGCTGCACTAATTAAAATAACAACACGTTCGGTTGGAGGAATAAATGTATTTGCTAATAAAGTACAGTCAACAATGCCTTGAACAAATTCTTTTTTATTTGAATATTCAAAATCAAAATTATTAAATGTTGTTTGGCAAAACAAGAATAATGTTAAACATAAAGATTTCATTATTCACCTGCAACTCCCCAGTTCTTTCCACATTCAATATCAACTTTACTAGGGACCGATAATTCTACACAATTTTCCATAATGTCTTTTATTTTATTCTTATCTTTGTCGCTTGCAACAGAAAAATCTAATTCATCATGAACTTGTATGTGTGCTAAATATCCTTCTTTATATAATTCAAGCATAGCTTTTTTAGTTTGATCAGCAGCTGATCCTTGTATTAATCTATTTAATGCTTTGTAAGTCCAGGCACGTTTAATAAAACTTTCACCATATTCTCTTTGAGCTTCTTTTAAAGGTAAAGCTTTAGAGCCCCATTCATTTGATGGTTCCCATAAATCAAAACGACAACGCCTACCTAATAATGTAGAGAGATAACCTTTTTTACTTGCTTTGTTCATTGTATCATTCATTAATTGTTTAACAAAAGGTACTCGTTCATGGTATCCTGTTAAAAGATCTGTGGCTGTTTCTAGGTCTACACCTAGTTGAGACATCAATTTACCCTTTCCCATACCATAAAATAAACCTAGATTTATGGTCTTTGCTTGTTTTCGGGGTATATCAGCCATCTCAGCGACTAATTGATGAAAGTCGGTACTTTCCTCCTCTTGGTACGCTTCAACGAATTTAGAAGCACCTGAGAAGGTTTTCATGGATGCATAATGAACCACGAGCCGTGGTTCTTGTTGCGAGTAATCAAAAATACCCCACTCACAATCTTTTTCCGGAATAAATAAAGATCTAATTAATGGTCCCAGGATAGCGTTCCTTGCAGGAATTTGTTGTAAATTGGGATTAGAGTAACTAAATCTACCTGTTACCGTTCCTCCCTGGTCCGATCGCATTTGGTGTATTTCAGCATGAATCCGTCCACGGTGCGAATGCTTGGTGATACTTTCAATAAAGGTGGTTCTCGCTTTATTAATTTCCCTGGCTTCAACAACCATCTTTGCCAAAGGAGAATCATGACTTGCCAAAAAGTTTTTATCAAATTTTGGTTGACCTGTTGGTGTGCGGTCATAAGAAATTTTAAGTGATTCAAATGCTTTCGCCACTGAAGCTGCTGCCCAGACTTCCACATCGCAATTTGTGAGTTTTTTAATTGAACGTAAGATTTTATTTTCTTGAGATTGTAAATCATTTTTAATTACCTCCGCTTTTTCTAAATCAACCCGTACCCCCTTTTGTTTCATTTTAAAGAGAACCGGAAAAAGATCTGTTTCTAGTTCAAAAATATTTATTAAATTTTGTGCGGTTATTTCCTTTTTTAAATGATGCCATAAGCGTAGCGTTACAGCTGCGTCTTGCTCTGCGTATTCTCCTACATGTGAGGCAGGAAGCTTCCATAATTCTCCTTTAGGATCTAATCCCCACATTTTAGCTGCCTCGTAGAGTTGGGTTTCCGACTTTGACTCTTGTAGATAATCCTTTCCTAATGAGTTTAGATCAAAACGAAACCTGTTCTCGTCTACCAGAGGAGCAGCAATTAGAGTGTCTATTATTTTTCCCTTAATGTCAATATCCATCGTCGTTAACCAACCCACATCATAAAAAGCGTTATGAAAAATATAGTTTATATTCTCATAAGAACATTGTTTTCTAAGCCACCTGGTAACTAATTCTTTATCCATATTGGGCGGTGTTTCGTGGGCAATGGGGTAATATCCTTGCCATCCGTCGACCGCAACAGCAATACCTACTACTTCGCCGTGCTTACGAATATATCCAGGACCAGTAGACTTAATTCCTGGGTCCTTAGTTTCTAAATCAATAGCTATTTCGTCATACTCAGATAAATCAGGAAAAGTGTCTGGTTGTACCCATTCACTAGGCATGCGGTGTACTTTAGGAAACCAATTAGGTTGGTCTTTCATTTTTTCTTCTCCTGTTTTTTATTTAATTCTTTAATTCTTTCAGAAGTCATTCTTCCTCTCCTTTCCCCTTCTGATTCAAAAGAAATATTTTTTTTATTTGTTCTTGCTTCTATTTCTCCAGCAATTGCTGCGTAAGCCGCCATATCAATATAACTATCTTTTTTATGTTGGTTCATGAGCCGTGCTACTTTAACCAATGCCATACATATCGCCACATCGTGCGCTGTAATTTTTTTTTCTAAAAAGACAGACCATAAGTCAGCAATGTTTTGATGATTTTTTAATTTATCACCGTACTCTTCTTGACGATCACCACTAATTAATTTTTTAGCTTCATCAAGTAATTCTTTACAAATCATGCACAGTTCCTTTCATGAAAAAATATAGGTTCATATTCGTACTGTCCTTCTGTTCGATGAACAATATGTAATTCTTTCTTCGCTCTCGTAGCTCCTACATAAAAAACTCTTGCTTCATCATCCCGTCCTTGTTGATTAGCTGTAGAAGATTTGTAAGGACCAAAAGATAAATCAGTAATTAACATTACATTATCTCTTTCCCCTCCTTTACTGGCATGAATAGTAGAAACTTCAATACGAGGAATAGCATCTAGTTTATTTCCTGAACGCATTATAGATCTTAAATAATTTATTCTTCTTTTAAAACCTTTTGCGTTTAACATATCATACCAGGCTATCTCTTTCACACTTACTTCTTTATCTTGCGATAACTTAATAGTTTCTCTTAACCCATATTCTTTAATAAGCAAATCTAAATTAAACATTTGTTCTGGTTGTCCTTTAAATACACCATAATTTCTTTTTATTCTGGTGCTATCCATATAATTATAAAGAGTATCACAATGTACTCCTGAAATTTCTTTTCCATTTTGAAGAGATGTCCATGCTCTAATAGCTTCGATGTATTTAAAATTAATTACAGACTGTCCATAACGTTTATATAACCATCCATATATTTCTAAAGATTCACATACTTGCTTTACAATTTCGTGCGTCCTACATAAAATTAACCAATTACCTTCTTTAAGTCCTTTGTTTAAAGGTCTGATATTTAAGACTTTTCTTATCCCCTCTTCTTCTCTCGGATTATATTCTTTTGGGATACGCTGGGATATTGACTGTGCTAATTTTGTGGCAAGTGTGTGTACACTAATTGGAATACGATAAGATTGTGTTAAAGGAATAATAGTATTATTTGAATCATGAGCCATATCTATAAAGTGCTCAATGTCAGCTCCTGCCCATCTAAAAATAGCCTGGTCATCATCTCCAGCTACATAAGTTTCTAATGCTCCAGATTCTTCCTGTAACATGTCTACAATTCTCCATTGTTGTTTGGATAGATCTTGAGCCTCATCTATAAATAAATATTTTAATCTAGGAGAATTTCTTTTTTTTAAAAATTGAATAAAGTAATCAACGTATTCAAACTTATCTCTATCTTCTTTAAATTTACGAAGATCTAAATCCATTTGTTCAATCATGTTCCGTGCGCCGTAGTTATTGAGTGTGGTATCACGAAAAACTTTTATTAAACGATCGTCATCATCAGGATACTTTGCGTAGGCTAAATTAATAAGATCCTGGTATTCACTTTTAGCTGTTGGCATAGATATATCTACACCATTTCCTTTTTTCATTTTATTAACATATTCATGTCCCGTGAGCCGTGATAAATCTTCATAATCATGATCATCCATAATTTGCGATTGTTTTAACTGAAGCTGTCTATAAGCTAATGAATGTAAAGTACAGAAGTAAGGATACTCTTGTTTCAATTCATCTTTCGTATAAGAACTATCATTAACTACACGGTCTCTAATTTCTTCTGCAGCTTTAACAGTAAAACTAAAATACCCAATCTCTCTAGGAGAACAAATGTTATTTTTTACTAACTCATTTACCTTGTTTTTTAAAAAAGTTGTTTTACCTGTACCTGGAGGACCTATAACAATATGTCTATGCATCCGTAACCTCCAATATAGTTGTTGCTATGTGATAAGGTATTTGTGGTACGACAGCGTTACCTAAGGCTTTAAGTCGGTGTGTCCTGTCGGGTACCCCATCAGCCACTCTACCCACGTCGGGTTCAATGTCCCACCAGTTTCGGTTTGGCTCTTCATGGCAACTCTTTCCTCTAAATTCCCCTTGGCCCTTCCTCGACTTTTTATCGTCGATGTTTTCTCTGCCATTGCTTTTGATGCTCGAGGTGTTGGCCCTATCTGTTGTTTGCCTTCCACTAATTCTCTCAGTCCTCGACCATAACCTTTTGTTGTCCTCCCTGGTTCTTTTACTCTCGGTGTCGGCCACAGGCGTGGCTCCTTCACTTGGTCCTGGAGACGTATCTGTATTTGTTGACCACTCGGTCTTTTCAGATGTCCCTCGTCCAAGGCTTTCTTTATTCCTGGTAAATTGCTCCCCCCAGCTGCGGCGTCTGGCGTCCTCCACATTGGCATGTTCGTTACCGGTTTTCCATACTGTACTTGTTCCGCTAGATTGCCTGGTGGTACTGTTGTCCTTCCTATACTCTCTCGATATTTTTTTCTCTTCTCCATCGCCTCTTTGCTCCTTGTTGAAATCGCAGTTGCGCTGGGAGTAAGCCACTGTCCAGATTCTTTCCCTTTGGTGGTTGGCACCGATGCTCGCAGCTGAAATACTAAACGTTCTGAAGGTGTAACCTTCACTCTCCAAGTCCTGGTGTACGGTGTCGAGACCGAGTTTAATGTGTCCACTAACATTTTCTCCAATAACCCAAGTTGGTCTGCATTCTTTGATAAGTCTAAAATACTCTGGCCAGAGATGTCTTGGATCTTTTTCACCTTTTTTAAGTCCAGCGATACTGAACGGTTGGCATGGATAACCCCCTGTGATAATGTCGATAGATTCAATTCCATCTGCTTTGAGTTTTTCATATGTTAGCTCCTTTATATCATTATATACTGGTACAGTAGGCCAGTTTTTATTTAAAACTTTTGTACAGAAACTATCTATCTCACAAAAGGCTACTGTTTTAATTCTTTTTGTGGCTTCTAAACCTAAGGAAAATCCCCCTATGCCACTAAATAAATCTAAATGGTTCATTAATATGGATCCTCCTCACTAAAATCTTTTTCACTTAATTTATATTGAGTGTCTAAAACAGACACAGGTACTTTCCAACAATGCTCTGGTTTGTTATTTACTTTTAATTTAGCAGTGGCACCTTGAAACTCAGAAAATATTTTGTATTGATGTGAATCAGACATCTTAGTAAATCTTTTTGTTTTTAAAAAATCTCTAAAGGATTGTGGCTTAAAAAAGAAATAAGTTTCATGTTCATAAACCATTCCTTGCAACACATCTTGTCTATCTTTTGCTCCTCTATTGTTTTCTAAAAATATTTGTAATTGACTTAGGAATTGACCTTTAGCTGTTACTTCTCCTGGTAATTGAATATAATCTCCCTCACCCATTCCTTTTAAAAGATTATCAACCATATCTGCCCAAATAGCAGGAGCCATGGGCCGTGGGCTTTCATTCGCTTGCGCTATACACGCTTTTCTATATTCAGCATGACTAGCTAATTGATCAACTGTTAAGATAATAACTTTTCCATTATGAGTTAATTCATACATAGGATTATCTGACACCCATTTTTTTAAACTGGTAATATCATTCGACGCAGAATTACCCACACCAAATTTCTGTGATTGACATTTTATTTTTTCACACACCGATTTAAAAGTAGGTTCTTCACAACGATAAAAATATTTTTTATCTTCAACCTGTTTAAATATAGTTAGTACTTCTCTACTTGGTAAAGGAGGATTAAAATATTTGGTGTTATAATGATCTAATTTTTCTTCTAACTTTTCAGGAAATCTGTTGCGTAAATAAATGCCTAATTGAAATAAACACTGGTTCCGTGAGCCTTCAGCAAAACCTTGGGAAGCAAGTGTAATTAAACACGGAGGAGCTCCTTTAAAATCATCATTCTTTTTTTCAGTAACTGGTTTATCGATAACCACGTTGCTTAATTGCGATACCACTTTCGTTTCATAATGCTTTATAAACATCTTTAATTCAATCAATGCATTACCTTCATCATCTAACGCATAACGTGTCGGAAACTCTGGATGATTATATGGTAAATTTAAAAAGTTACCTGTCCCTTTTGAGTTCAATTCAATTTGTTTTGGAAATATCTCACTCTCACCGTAGCCTAACCATGCAGCTATCTCTGTTAATTTTATTTGCATGTCTTTGGCAGTGGCTGGTTCTCTTACAAATAAAAATACATGAGCGCCCCCACTCTTTGACTTACATACAACTAACGGGAGTTTCTTTTCAACGATTTTGGTAATTAATTTTTTATGATCAAAACCATCATAAGTATCAATATCTATTGCACCCCAGGTACAAGTATTGTCATCACGAATAGGAATAATACCAAGAGAAGGCTCCTTACCTTCTAAGTGATCATGCCATTTTTCTTTTGTTAAATTTTCTTTTTCAATCCAAGATTTAGCTTCGAGTTTACCTGACTCATTTTTTGAACGACTTTGCGTTTGGCCGTAGGCTCTATCTAAACCACTAAATATCTGTATAAATTTTTCTTTGTCGTCCATAAATCTTTCTCATTCATATTTAAAGGGGCAACGGCGGTCGCCCCTTTTTTAAAAGTTTTTTTAATAGGGTGCTTTTTCACCGCTGTCAATGTTTTCATCTTCATGCTTAACTTTTATTTCGCCTTTAGCAACGCTCTCGGCAAAAGCTTTAGCTGCATGATAGGTATCCACATCTTCAACAGGACCAACCCTGGTAATATCCCATCCAAACCATTCACCTAAATTGTTAGACTCAGCTATCGTTTTAAGCAGGTAAACATGAGAATATGAAGGAGGGGTAAATAACCCATTAGCTCCTTTCATTTTAAGCCCCAACATAAGAGAATTCCATCTTTTAGATTTCTTACGTTGGGTGCTTTTCATAGCCACAAGAACCTGGGAGGAAGTTCCATCCTGGCTAATGACCAAACAATAATGATTTGCAGTGTCTTCGATATAATTGCCATTAGCAAGTCTATCCTTCTTCTGATCATCACGAGTTGTTTTGGAAAGTATATCACTTTCAGCAGGGTAGATATTAACGGGAGCACCACTGCCCTCGCCTCTTTCTGCCCATTCAATATATTGACGTTGGTAGGCACAAGGAATTACTTTCACTCCTGCTTCTCCATCATATATTTCTTTTGTAAGCGTGTTGTAGATCATTCCACTTTCCGCTCCCTCTATATATAGAGGATCTCTTTTCTTTATCTGTGGTGATGTATCACTCAGTATACGAAGAAAAGGAATTGCAAGATCGTCCATACCCAAATTACCTAATCCTTCATTTGCATCTTTTTCAAAAATGCTAGGATCAAAAGTAACTACGTTATTTTCGTCTTTTTTCTTTACAGCGTTTGCCATATTTACTCCTTATTTTTTCTTGGTTATTTTAGTCTTCTGTCCGATAAACAAACTAAACGTATTGTCTGGGACAGATAATTTTCCCTCTTCATGCAACTTTTTTATGGTTGCTTTCAGTGTCGAAGGATGCACTGAAACTTTTACTTCAGGAATGAGACCCATTTCTTTAATGGTTTCTTGCAATTGTGTTGCCATATTACCCTCACCCTTACCGAAACTTATACCAACACTATTTTTAATAATGTCTCCTAATCCGTTATCTTCTAACCACTCATAGCACGCCGCTGATTTCTGCGGATCTTTAGGAATAGAAACATAAATATCTTCAACCACTTCTACTTTAGAACCGTCATACATAGTAGTAGATGTCATTCCTAATTCTGCCATTTTTTCCGGAATAGTTTCTCCAGATAATTTTCTTAATTTTTCTTTATACTCTTTTAATAAACCTTCATAATCTTCAATACTAGCCTCTAATGCTAATTGTTTTCTCAATAATTCTGCTACTGACTCTAAGCCAGTTTGTTCTACATTCGCTACTGCGTCGCCCTCAAAGTTTATCTTGCTCATCAATTTCGCCTTTCTCGTTAATATTAACACTTACAGAATAATATCTTTTTTGAATTTTATCCCATTTAAGTATTTTAAATTTACCTCTATTCATATCAGATGCTATACAGCATGCAATACCCATTGCAGCTGGATCACCCATCATTAAAAGATGGTCATTATCATCAAAATCTTTCAGTTTTCTGCGAAGTTTTTTTATCGCTGGCTGTGGACTAAACATAATTTGTTGACCACTTTCAAACAAAACAACAATATCCCCATACTCTTCTGCACTTAAAACATTAATATAAGGATTTTCTTGAATCAGAAAAACTGTAGGTTTTTTATCTTCTTTTTCTTTTTTAAATTCCATCTTTCTGTTTTTCCCTTTACCTCTTGTATTTTAGTTAATCAAGTATTATATTGCATTTTTAGAAAGTTATTATGAACTATAGATTTAAAACGAAACCTTTTCAACATCAATTAGAGGCGTTGGAAAAAAGCTGGAATAAGGAAGTTTGGGCTTTATTTATGGAGATGGGTACTGGTAAAACCAAAGTATGCATTGATAATATTGCTATTTTATATGATAAAGGCAAAATAAACTCTGCTATTATTATTGTACCTAATGGTATTAAACGTAATTGGCGCAATGAATTAAAAATTCATCTCCCAGATCATATTAATTATCGGGTAGCAGTATGGTCGGCTTCTCCTAAAAAAGAAGAAAAAAAAGAACTTGATCAGTTGTCCGTGATTACTGATGACTTAACCATTTTTATTATAAATATTGAAGCTTTATCAACGACAAGAGGATTTGAATTTGCTCGTAGTTTTTTATTGCGTAATGCTTCATTAGCCTGTGTAGATGAATCAACCACAATTAAAAATCATAATGCTAAAAGAACAAAAAATATTTTAAAACTTAGGGATTTGGCAAAGTATAAAAGAATAATGACAGGATCCCCTGTTACTAAATCTCCTTTAGATTTATTTTCACAGATACAATTTCTTGATCCTTATCTTATTGATCAACAAAGTTATTATAGTTTTCGTGCCAGGTACGCTGTTATTGTTCAGCGGTCCGTGGGTACTCATTCATTTCAACATATTATTAGGTATCAACGCTTAGACGAACTACAGGAAAAAATTCAACATTTTTCTACTCGAGTATTAAAAAGTGAATGTTTAGATTTACCACCAAAACTTTATACTAAACGAGTGGTATCGATGACACCTGAACAATTAAAAGCGTATGTAGAGATGAAAAAATCTGCTTTAACTTTTTTAGAAGATAATAAAATGATGACAGCAGCTACTGTGTTAACACAATTAATTAGATTACATCAAATAACATGTGGTCATGTTAAAACAGACGATGGTGAAATTAAAGCGATTAAAAACAATAGAATACAAGAATTATTAAATGTTTTAGAAGAAACTCGAGGTAAAGTAATTATCTGGGCAGTATATCGCCACGATATACAAGAAATAGAAAAAGTAATAGGAGAAATATATGGTAAAGAATCTGTGGCTACATATTATGGTGATACGAAAGATTCTGATCGTCAGCATATTGTGGATCGTTTTCAAAGTTCTGGTGACAATCTCCGATTTTTTGTCGGAAATCCCAAAACAGGAGGATATGGTCTTACTCTTACTTCTAGTCACACTGTTGTTTATTTTTCAAATGACTACAGTTTAGAGGTAAGAATGCAATCAGAAGATAGAGCTCATCGCATAGGGCAGACAAGTAAGGTTACTTATGTGGATTTAATGGCTGAACATACAATTGATGAAAAAATTGTGAAAGCTTTAAATGCTAAGATAGATCTGGCTAGTCAAGTAATGGGAGAAGACCCTAAAAAAATATTATTCAGCTAATGCTTGTTCGAGAAGTACTTCGAGTCTTATCACCCGTTCTTTTATTTCTGGTATATCTTGCAATATTATCATCTCTAGTTGCGATTGTTTTGTTTCAAGTGCTTTTACTTTTTGGGACAGCATGCCATACACGCTCCCAGCACTTACTAAAATCATTGCAAACCAAACTACGTTCCTTAAATTAAAATCTTTATCCATAATGCGAATCCGCTATAGCTTTTAATTTTTGATAAGTAGTCATGGGTTTTCCTCCTCCTGCATAACCCATCATTCCTGGTGCCATTTGTTCAAATTGAAGGTTTTTCATAATACGATCATCAATATTATCACTTGCTGATAATGATTGTGTATTTAAATTTTGATTAGGAAAACTTCTCATATAACCACCATTGGCTTGTTCTACAGGTAGATTTTCTATAATACCTGTTTCAATCATATCTTGTGTTATAGGGTTTTCTGCTAAATAAGCTTCAGGGTTAAATACGTTAAAATTTTTTCCTGGAACAGCTCCAAACGTAGTGGTTCCTGGGTTGTTCATAATTTGATTTTTTAGCTCTGTAGTATTATAATCTGTTTCTGAAACATCTTCTATTTGAGAACCTAAAGTTTTACCTCCAATTAGGTCTGCATTAATTAATGTGTCGTTTATTTGTTCTTCAGAGTTGGTTATTGGGTCTTCTATGTATCGGTTTGGGTTAGAAGCAAAACTTTCTCCAACCGCAATATTTGGATCAGATCCTTCACTTTCAAATAAATCTTCTACAGTAACCCTAGTAGGTTCTTGAAATCCAGACGCTAATTGATTTCTTAAATTTTTTTCTTGTAATAATCTAATGTTATCTTTGTACCCCATAATTCCAGCTTGATTTTTTTTCCACCAATTCATCGCTTGTTCATTAGCTTTCTTCTGAGCTAATTCATTTAAATCTTCTCTTTCTCCTTTAATAATATCTAATAATTTATCTTGACCTGCTCCTAAAATCCCTTCTCCTTTTTCTTTTAAACCAGATAAAAGTCTTCCTAAGACTGTTCCTTTTTCAAAAAATTCTCCAATACCTTTAGCCATTTTAATAAAAGGATTTGGATATTTTTCTTTAAAAGCTGCAAGACCACCTGGGGTGCTTTTAATTTTTTCCATTTCTATTTGATACATGTTTCTGCCACTACCATCATTAGCAGGAATATTAACAAGTTTATCTTTATTATCTAATAAAGCTTCTAATCCATATTTATCTGCGGGTACTACAACACGTCTATTTGCTTCATCATCTCTTGCTGCATCTCCAGACGCAGCACGATCTCTACCCGTTTTTTTTTCTTGATTAGTTCTTGTTGGTTTATTAGTGCGTGAATCAATACCTTTTGATCTAGCTTTCGCTACACTTTTTTTAAATTGTGTTTGTAAAGCGCTTGATCTATCTCCTTGAGCCATTATACTCTCCTATTTCCTAAAGCAATGGCTTCATCGAGATTATTACCCGCTAAGGCTATTCTTTGGGCTTCATTTAAATCAGAAGGAGCGTTTTCTCCCATGCCTACTCCTGACGCTGCAATAGCTTGATTCATATTATCAAAATCAACATCTAAAAATGGATCTTGAGATGTAGTTGGTAAATCTCCAGTAGGAATATCTACTTGAGTTGACGCTACCTCATTTATATTTTCAATAGCACCATCTGCTCCCATACTAAAAACATTTTTATCCGTAGCTTTACTAATTTCTACATCGGTAATTTTTCCATCATCATTTACATCTAATATCATTTGTTCACTACCTGGATACCCAACATCATTATTACTTGCAAAAATCATTAACTTCATTACATCAACAGGATTAGTTGGATCATAATTTTCAATTATTTCAGGTGGAACATTTTGATTGTTTTTTTCATTATCAAATAACATTGATCCTAATCTTAACATTGCATTATTTTTAGCTAAAGTGCTTAACTCAGGATTCATTACTGTTTGTAAACTTTTTAAAAATTTAGGATCTCCCATTTTACTCATACCATAACGAGTTAACATCATTAGTCCTACATTTTGAAAAGGATTAGCTGCAATCATTCCCCCTGTTGCAATATTAGCAACAGCATTAACACCACCTAAAAAACCACGACGTTTAACAAATTCCGAAACATTACCAAAATCTACTTGTTCTACTTGTTTAGCCAGCTCTAACGTTTCTTTTAAATCTTTGTAAGCTTGTTCACCAAAAATTTGTTTTAAACTTTCTACTCTATTAGGATTAGTAATACCAAAAACTTCTTCCATTTTTTTAACATCAATAATTGGCACATTAAAATCAACTTTTTTAACAGTTTGTTTGGCTGGATCACCAGTTATAAAAGAAGTTATTTTTCCTCTTAAAGAAGGATCTCCTTTAATAGGAATTTTTCCACTAACATAACTTATGGAAGATTGAACTTGATCGTTAAGATATGAACGAGCAAGTGCATTTACAGCATCTTTTCCTAAGACTTCTTGCATTTCTTTAATAGCCAAAGGAGCCATTACTGTATCATCATTCATTAAAATTTTAGTTAGCATGTCTGGAGTGTAAAAACCTGGTTCCACATCTCCTGTTGCTTTCGTAATATTTTTATCAGCCATTTTTAAAATTTGAGAAGTTCTTCCTTTTAATTTATCAAAGTTACCAAAAAAGAAATCATTAGCTAGCAGCATCCCTGCTCCATATTCTTTTTTTAATGCATCTTTTGCAGGATCATTTAACACTTTATAAGCGTCTACATCGTTTAAAATTTCAATCATTGTTTTAGTCATGTCATCAACACCACCCATATCAACACCTAAAGATTTTTCTGCTGCAGCAAATTTCTTTAAATCATTTAGTTGACGTTGAAGTTTACTAAATTGACGAGCGGTTATATATTCGTCTTTTAATCCTGCAAGAGACATTATAGCAGTTCTAAATTCTTCAGCATTCCCTGTAAATTTTCCTATAATTTCATCAAAATTTTGGTTTCCATACCCTCTTGGGTCGGAAATTAAAAGAGCTCCTTCATCCGCAGCTCCTGCAAGTCCTTTAGGTCCGTATACAAATTCTTGAATTGCCATTGCTTGATCTTTTAATCTTTTTGTAGGAATAAAAGGCTCATTAATTTTGTCTCCTATTGCCATTGCACGTTGGTAAAGCAATGTTTTAGTGCCAGCAAACTTTGTCACCATTTTTTTAAATTCTTTATTGGCTAATAAACCTGATTCTGAAAATAATGAAATAGGAGAAAGATCATTTAGTGTTTTATTAATATTTTCTGCTATGGCTACTCGTTGAATATTTTGTGCTTGTTTTGCTCCTGTAGCTACAAAAGGAAATAATCCTACAACTCTTCCTGTTCCTGTAACAAAACCCGATTTAGTTACAGAATATACATTCATTGGAATGTTTTGGTCTTCTCCCATTTTGGCTAATTTTTTAGCTTCATCTCCTCCTACACCAAATACTCTTTTTCCTAAAAAAGGTTTTATATAAGGCCAAATATGTTGAAGTCCCATTGCTCCTCCAGAAAACAATAGTTCATTTCGCATATCTAATAATTCTCTTAATTGTTGATCGTTTTCTACAGCAGCATCGGGATCAGGAAGACCTTGAAAAAAACGCATTGAATCATTAATTAATTCATACACTTCGTTTCCTGCCCCTTTACCTATTGCACCTGCTCCTAAAATTGCCAGTCCTGCTTTAGTTTTAGATTTTTTTAAGTTATTTAAAATAGACTGAGTTAAACGTAAATTTCTATTTCCATTAGGAATTCCTGATTCATATAATAATCCTGCCGCAGCAACATCGGCACCCATAGCAGCAATGTCCGTGGTTCGTGATTTAGGATCATCGCCTGCAAACATTCTTATTCCATAATTTTTTAAACCTTCACCAATTTTACCTGGTTCAAAAGGTTCTCCTCCTGGAAGAATATCTCCAAATTCTCCAACTGCTGTCATTAGACCTGGAGCGTCTGGTTGCATTGCTTTTTCTTTAGCCTTTAGCATTGTATAACCAAGAGGATCATTTATTTTATCTATTCTATCTTTAACAAGTTGTTCAACACCTGTAATTTGTTCGGATATTCCAGACCCTGCTAATTTTCCTACAATTCTTTCAATAGCTTCTACTTCTTTAGTATTACGAGGAAACTCTTCTGGACCTTTCCCATTAATTAAAGGAGGTACATTTAATGTAACCGTTTGATCTATGCCATACGATTGTAAACTAAAAGGAATTGGAACTAAATCAGCCATTAGTTTTGTTTTACACTCCCGTCTTCTAGAATATTAAAATTAAATTCTACTTTAGGAGTATCTACACTAGAATTAACATCAATAATTAATTGATTAGTATTCTCTCTATTATAACTTCCATACCCACCTTCAATCATTCTTTCATAATATTTTGGAAAAACTAATTGAATTTGAGCTAAATCATCTGCTCTGCTTCCTAAAAGTTGTCTTCTTAATTCATTAATTTTTACTAAAACGTCTGTGGAAGAATCACCATAAATGTTAAGATCTTTTGCTGCACGTTCAATATCATCTAAGTTTAATCTTCCTGATGATTTACGTGCTCTGGCAATTGCATAAATAATGGCATTGGCTCTTACTTCATTGGCAGGAAGTTCAGTGTCAAAAAATCTAAGTTTATTATATATTTTTTGTTTTTCTTCTTCTGACTCAAATAATTCAATTCCATATTTGTCTTTTCCCCCTCTAGCGTGAGCTAATAACTCAGCTCTTCCTACAGTTCCTAATTGATCAAATGCTTTATTAGCTGTTTGTAATGCGTCTAAATCCGCTTGATCAATTACACCATTTTTTAGATCTTCTTGAATAGAAGGATCTTGAAGATAAAGTTCAATAGTACTAGATAAATTTTGAAATTTCTTTTTATTAGCTCCTGTGTATTCATCTTTATATTCATCTTCAAAAAAATTATTAAATTGATAATTATAAGAATCACTAAATATTTGTGCATATGTTTGAAATCGTTTTTGAATTCCAGCTAATAAACCAGCACGAGAAGGTTTATCAGAAAAAGATTCTCTCATTAAATCCAGTGTAATTAAAGCTCTGTCTTTTGTCTGTAAAGAACTTAACACGTCAAGATATTTAGTAACACCACTTTTACTAGAAAAGTCATCAGGTGTTCCTGTAATAGTTGTTTTTACTTCAATAATACCTTCTGGATTTTTAATTAATTCCATTTGAGGAAGTCCATCCGGACCTGGAACATTAGTAGGTCTATAGTATTGAGGTGCTGACAATGAGCCATCTTCTTGTATTGATTGTACAACAAACGCATCAAATGGGTCACTTAAGTTTCCCTCTACATCTTTTTGACGTACTTGTACTCTTTTAGGTTCAATTCCTTTTAATTGATAGTCACCAAACTTCGCTTGAGCGGATTTCATTTGGTCGGTATACAATTGCATTAAAGCTTTATCACTAGCAATAGCAGCATCATAATCTTTTCCAGCTATTGTAGTAAGTAAAGTACGGTTAGCATCAAAAATTCCTTTTCGTTCTAATATTTTTTGAGCATCTCTTTTAATTTTAGCATTTATTTTTCCAATTTGATTTGTTTTAGATTCTTTTATTTGTTCTTGTTTAATTTGCATTAAGTCATTTGTTAACTGAGAACCTGCTTGACTTAAAGGACCTCCTATTTTTCCACCTAACGTTGGTTGCAATAAACCAAAACCAAATTTAGCAAGTGCTAAATTACGTTGAGATTTCCAATCACTAGGGGCGTAGGCTTTTTCAATTTGTTCGTCCGTCATTGTTGGACTAGCATATTTTTTTAAATAAGACTCTTCATCTAATAAAAAAGGAAGAAAATACTCAGCTGCTTTAGGATTAGTTAAATCAGGTTTTTCGGGAAACATATCCCCAGGAAGCACAGTTGGAAAGCCAATTGTTTCTACATTTATATCTTCATCAAAAACATCATCGTTTCCTAATTCTATTTCATTAGATCCTGAATAATCAACCATTACTCTACTCCTTCTATGATCCTGGCATTACACCCGCTGGTACTTCGTTGCCTTGCATTAAACCGTAAGCACCTAAACCCATACCAATACCCCCTAAAATTGGGTTAGTATAAGGAAGTGGTTTTTGTGTAAGTGTTTGTGAAACTGAAGGAACACCTTGCATTACATCACTAAAATAACTTAATCGTTGATATGGTGACATACGATTAGCTTCCGCCATTCTAAATTGTTCATTAAGAAGTTGTTGTTGAGTTTGTCTTCTAAAGTCTCCTAATTGAGATAAAGCTCCAATACCTGCTTGATTTAAACCAAATTGTTGTGCACCCATACCACCATACAACGGTGAAGCTTGTAGTTGTCTTCCTCGTCCTGATTCATAAGTACCTATGGCTTTTTGTTGAGCTTGTTCAAAGTTTTGTGCTAGATCTTGAAATATACGTCGTGATTTAATATCTTGTAAATTACCAGCTAATTCAGCTTGCTGTATTCCGTATCGTGATCCTCCAAAAGTTCCACCTAGTGTAGCATCACCTGCTAATTGATTTTGAGCTTTTTGAGCCTCTACATCCATTTGTTTTAAAGCTTCGGCTGTTACATCGGCTTGATATTGATTTTGAAATTGTTGATAATTACTTGTGCTTGGATCGTACTGTTGAGTTGCTGCATCTAAAGAAGCTAATCCTTTGGTAAAATAAGGATCAAACTGTGCTCCTGTACCTGTAGGTAAACCTGTTGTTGGGTCAACACCTAATAAAGTTCCATAACGTTGCATTGCTCCTGTTTGAAAAGGATCTAAAGCTGCAATTCCTCTTTGTGTAGTAGGAGCTCCTTGTTTTTGAGTTAAATCAAATGCTCCTTGTAATAATCGTCTTCTAAAATCTTCTAAGTAAGGAGCTTCTCGTGTAATTTGTGTGTAGTCAGCCATTATGTTATTATTCCTTGTCCTTTAGATGATTCAGGATCTAAAGCATTCATTAATCCATACATTGCTTGTGGACCACCTGCATTATCAACTGCTTTAGCAGTCATTACAAATTCACCATCACTAAGCATAGCGGGAATCATATCGTCTTTTGGACCTCCTGGTCCACTTATTTGTCCGAACTGTCTTGGAAAGTATTGAGCTATACCAGGATTCTCTTCAATAGTTTCTGACATATCTTCAGCAGTCATATAATCACCTTGAGCTGCAAACTTAGGCATAATACCTTGTGTCATTAATGGTCCACTTATTTTCTCTCTTGCGTTAAAAGGATTTATTCCTGCAATACCTCCAGTATTAAAACCTGTTTTTATATTTATATCTTCAATAACTTTACCGTCATCATCAGCTGTCCAATTTTTATAATCTCCTTGGTTATCTATATAATCATATCCACTTGCGGTAGAAGGATCATAATTTAGGTGTCTAAAACGTTCGTCAAGGTGAGGACTTCCTCCTGTTACCGAACCATATTTTTCATCAATAAGAGAACGATACTCATTTATAGCAGGATCTTCTTCTACATCTTTTTTTAATGCTCCAGATGTAATTAAACCTAGTAAAGCTGGAATACCATACTTTCCTAAAGCGCCTTTCATAGCTTCTGATCCAAAGAAGCCAGATAGAGAGCTTCCTAATCCCAGTGGACCTAGAGCCAGTGCTCCTATTCCTGCCATACCTATTGGACTTTTTGCAAAATCTCTAACTTTTCTAAATATTTTTTTAAACATGTCTCCTTAGCAATTCATGATATTGTCTTCTTTGAGCAAGGAGGTCGGCCTTGATATAAATAACCTTATTTTATTATATATTTATAGTCAAATTCTGTATAATGTGCAATGAGAAATTAAGATATGAGCGTAGATATACAGAAAGTTCCTATGGTCCGTGTAACGTGGTTAGATGCTCGTGATACAGAAACAGGTTGGTTAGATATAAAAGAAGTGATTAATGCGCCGTTAGCCGTGTGCCAAGAAGTAGGATGGATGATTACTAATACACCAGAAAAAGTAGTTATTATGCGGTCATATAGCAAAGATAAAGATGATATTAGTGGTGGTGGTGCCATTGCTATTCCTAAATGTTGGATAACAAAAACAGAATATTTGGAGGTAAGCTATGCAGAAACAAACCAGAATAAATAGTTTATTTGGAGAAACTATTTATTGTACTAATATAGAAAATGACAATCAATCCCTAGCCACCCATATTGAATCTTTTGTAAAAGAAAAACCAGGAAGAACAGCAGCAACTACAGACGTGAAAGGCAATACGCAGTTTACTGATTTAGAAGAAGCTAAAGATAATTTACATAAAGATAAGAAATATTTACCTTTATTTATTAAATTAAAAAAATGTATTTTAGAATTTATGACGGCTAAAGGCTATAATCCTGATAAGTTTGATATTCACATAACTAAAGCATGGGCGACTTACACTGCAAAAGATCAACATATTGCTAGTCACAAACATACCGCTAGTCATTTTAGTTTTGTTTATTATGTGCGTAATAATGACATGGGCAATATACGATTTGAAAAAGAATTGGCTTCTCAAACAGGTTTATTTATTCCACCCACAGATCAATATATTGTTGATTGGAATCAATTTAATTTTTCGAGTTATATTATTCCTGTAACCACTAATAATCTTATAGTGTTTCCGAGTGGTTTGTTACACTATACCGAGGTTAATACTCAAGAAGAAGCTCGTATCAGTATTAGTGGGGATATATTATTAACTATGAAGAAAGGTATAAAGACAGAACACTGTATACCTCATCCAAGTGGCTGGGATACTATTTCAAATTAGTTGTCAAGTAATCTTTTTGAAATTGTTTTCTTGATATATTTGATAGACATGTTTAAATTAGTTCTCACCCAAAATTACAATCAAGGAGAAAAAAATGGAAAATCAGGAAATTTTAAAAGCTATTGCTTCCCTTGCTGATAAGGTGAGCAGATATCATGAACGCTTGTTAGCAACGGAAAGAGATAACAAAAGACTAGAAGAAACTTTATCAACTCATTTAAAAGGCTGTTCGTGTCATGATAAACCCAAAGAAATAGCTAAAGGTCCTGATTATCCTAGTGCAGGAAGAGCTTTAACAGAAGACGAAAGATTATTTGTTCACGAAAATATGGCTAAACATAAGGTAGCAGTTAATGGCTCCTAATTGTCCTACATGTGGTTGTGATGAAGATAAATGCGTCTGTGATTCTTTTTGTGAAAACTGCGGAGCTTAATCGTCTTTAGTTTCACCAAATACATCTGGTAACTTTGTTACCTTTACTTGTATATTAGTTTCAATATCAGCAGCTGTTGTATCTGTTTCTGGATTATCAACATCTGCTTTGGCTGCTTCTTCAGAATCATAATCAACACCAGTTTTTTTATTTTTAACTTCTCTATGCACTTCAGGTTGTAATATAGCCACTTCTTGACCATTAACAATTTCAGTTCCAATTTCTTTTGATTCTTGTATTTTTTTAAACGTCATTGTGTAATCTCCATATAATTAAGTAAAATTTTAACACCAGCACCAGTTAATTTTATTTGATC